GGCCACAGTCAATGTCCATCCACAGAGCACGGAAGTATTTAGCATTTTCATGAGTGCGGTTATCTAACGAACCATACTTGGCGCATCCAAAGAATACGTCAATCTTCCGTAAAACAAACCGCTGCGCTAACTCTTCAACCTCTTCCTTAGTATCTACAAAATTCTGGTCAGGATACTTACCAATCCCCATCACACAGTAGCGCCCTTCCGGTGGCAGTACCGTATCGAGTAGATCGAAAGATGACATGTTTTTCTTTATTTTTGATTGGTGGCTTGGGTATGAGTTATGTAATCGTTGATGGCTTCATCGTAGCTATGGTAGGGGACAGAGTCCCCCTTGAACCAATTGTAAATAGTCATCCGAGTTACCCCGAAGGCTTCTGCAACTTCGCTAACGCTTATGTCTGCACGAATACAAACACGACCCAAGGCCACACCCAAAGACTTAATGCTTGCTTTTTTATTTGCGTACACCAAGCTTTGGCTGTAACCGTAGGGCATATTTAATCCTCGTCACTCCAAGCTTTCACCACAGAGTCAAGGTCTTTCTTAACTGTGGGCTTTGGCTCGGCTTTGGCGGGGCGCTTGACTGGCTCGTCGATAGCAGACTCGGCCTTGGTCTTAGCCATTGCCTTTGCTTCGTCTTCTTCAAACATCTTGCCCAGAGGCTTAGGCGCATCCAACTTGGCTTGCTTACCTGCCATGTCTGCTTGGTACGGTGTCATGACAACCATCTTCAGCACATCAGGCTTCTTAGCTACTTCGCTAGTCACAGCGTACTGTGCTTTGTTAATGTAGCCAGTCGGCGTAAACAACACGGATTGGTTGTCGTTCTCTTCGTTAAAACTGATCTGCGTAATAACGTAGTCCAAGCTCTTGCCGTTGTTAGACAAATACTTAGAGTAGTTTTCAAAGGTATGGGTGTTGTCCCCTGCACCTTCACCAAACAATGACTTGGATGCCAAGTTCATTTGGTATACCTCACCTTGCAATGAAGTGCCAAAGTCTTCTTCCAACACAATCGCAATACGGCGCGAGTAACGGCAAGACTTAGAGTTACCCATGCCTGAACCTTTGATGTTCTGTTGGCAGTTGTCGCAACGCTCAGCTTGTGGGTTAGCCGCACTTACATCAGGTGTACGTCCGTCATTAGAGAAGCAGTCGGGCGCAGTCGGCTCGGCATCAGGACTCCATGTCTTTGCGTAGAAGATACGACCAACATGTGGTGAGGCGTTAACAACAATAGCGTTTAAGCTACCCTTGATCTTGCCCATCTCTTCGCCACCGACCGTCTTACGGAAGATTCCGTTTTTAGGCACGATGCGTTTAACACCGGACTTACCGGCGAGTTGCTTTGTAAGCTCACTAACACCTGCGGTTTGCAGGAAGTCGGGGAGTTCTTGATTTATGATGGTAAGGTTACTCATCTCATTTTTCCTTTGAACGTCTAACAACCACGGAATAAGAATTCTCCACATTGAGGCCAAGTGGTAGAACTGTGGGATTCTCAGAGAGGAAGTCCTTCATGTTTGTTTGATGAAGTCTCTTCTCCAACAGGCCAAATGCACCGTGCTCCTCTATGAAGTCGTACATTGAATCCCAATCGTTCGTCCAGTACCGTGACTTTACCGATCGAATGATTGTGCCGTGTGGGGTGCGAATGCTGTCGGCATTCATGTCTTTGCATACATCGAGCATCTGTGTCTCTAACACTTCCATCTGCTCTTTGAGGTCGTTGTCTTCAGCTTCAAACATGCGCTTGTTGTCGGCACGCTTGTCTCTGATCTTGATATAGATTGTGGTCAGCTTGTCCAAATCCATGGGGGTGACTCTATCCTTGACTTCTTCGTCCATCTGATTCTCCTAATGGTTGGGTGTGTAGCAGTGGCAGTTCACATAAAGCAGTGTGTTTCAAAACATTAGAAAGGACTCATAACGGCGCTAACCCGTTACCCACCACTGCTACACAAATCTAATTCTACTCTAACTTTTTACATTGTCAAGAGTTTCCGAAAAAATTTCTTGCTTGTACAGATCAATTACTTTCTGATGGTTGTTGATGTTGCCCTGAAGCATCGTGTACATCTTGGCCTCAATGGGACTACCCTTGATATGTACCACAGTCATGTTGTTGACTTGCCCGGGGCGGTCGATACGTGCGTTGGCTTGCAAGTACGTTTCAACACTTGTGCATGGAGCATACCAAATGATTGTGTTAGCGGCGGTTAGTGTTAACCCGTGTGACGCCGCCTTTGGTTGGATGATTAATACTTTTGGCTCAGTCTGTTCTTGAAACTTCTTGACAATGTCTGATCGTTTGTTTACAGAAACCGAGCCGTTAATTACTTCACACGTAATGTTGTTCTTTGACAAGTGCTTCTCGAGCAACTCTATGGTATGCGTGAACGGAACAAACACGAGCACTTTATGGCTTGACTCTTCAATCACCTCTTGCACTACGTTGAGCCTACTACTCACATCGAACTCAACCACTTCGCCCGTATCCGTATACACCGCACCTCCAGCTATTTGCAAGAGTTTGTTAATTTGTACGGCAGCGTTAACTGCTGATACCTCTTCGCCAGCAGCCTCAATCATCATCTGCTTCTTTAGTATGTTGTAGAACTTAATCTGCTGCGGAGTCAATGGTGCATCTCGCTCAACAAATGTAACGGGTGGCAGATCGAGGCAGTCGGCTTTCTCAAATCGAATTGCGGGTTGCAATGCCTTATGCACAATTAACTCTGCAGTCGGCTTCGGTATCCACTTGTACATGGTGAGCTTCATCATCACTGTGTCTCGAAACTGACCAAAGAAAGGTGACACACCCTTGGGGTTCACAAGCTTTGCCAATCCGTAAGCATCCACAGGCGATTGAGCGGCAGGCGTTCCCGTCAACATCCACAGACCCTTAATAACTTTTGTTAGGTCTCGTAGGTCTTTCCAACGCTCGGTCTGTGCGTTCTTATAGGCTGACGCTTCATCCACTACGATGAGGTCAAACCCACCCGCCATGATTTCTTTCTTGACAATATTAACGCCATCAAAGTTAATGATGACAAACTCAGCGCCAGCTTCTACAATTTCTTTGCGTTTACGTGCGGCTCCGTAAGCAATCGATACGGTTCGGTGAATGGCAAACTTAAACAAATCGTTCTGCCAAGCCGACTTCATGATCGACAAAGGGCAGATCACCAATACACGCTTCACTAACCCAAGGGTCATGAGGTAGTCGACTGCCCAAATTACTGATGCCGTCTTACCTGTACCCTGCTCATTGAAGCAGAATGCCCTACGGTTTGTTGTAAGGAACTCTGCTGTTGTCTTCTGATGCTCGAACGGCGTGAACCCCGGGGGACGAGGCCACGTATACTCTGATAGGTTCATTTTTTCTTGCGCTCTTTTGCGCTGGTTTCTGATACAACTTTATGGTTTGAGCCACGCTTGAATGATCGGTTAGCTGGTGGGGTTTGAAGTTTGACTCCGTTCCCGTTTGTGCCACCTTTAGATAGTGCCTTGATATGAGCAACATCTTTGCCTTCGCGGACGTCAGCACGTCCATCTTTGTTCTTGTCTGCATTTTTTTTATCTATACCTTCTCTAGCACGTTGACGTTCTAATCGTTCTGGGCTTTCGCCACGAGTAATCTGCTGCTGATATTCTTTCTTGTAGGGGCGGGGTTTGTTTACGTAGGGCATGTTAGTTCCTGTTGTATTCACATTGTTTCACTGAGCAGAACTTGCACAGTGGGCCTTGGATTGGATTCCATACCCCATTTTCCAACGCCGCTTCAATTCTTGCAACATCTCGAGAGGGGGCTTCTATGTACTTGGGAACCATCTCGGCATGGTGTTCAGCTTTCACAAACTCTTTGCTCACCACGAAAAGGAGAGCAGACCTCACCCTCCGGATTTCCGGAAACTTCGAGAATAGGCCACAGGCCACGAGATCGAGTTGCTTCACATCCGCATATCTCGCACTCTTGCTTGTCTTGTAGTCGACCGAGTGAGCCGTCCCAGTCTCCCGATTGATAACCACCAAATCGGCTATCCCATGCCACCACACATTGGGTGCATCGAAATCGCAACTTTCTAAATCCTTTGTCAACCCAAGTTTCACTTCGCATAACTTCTCTCCGGGGATCTCTTTTAAGACGTCTAGGGTAGCTTGCATATACGCAAACTGTGGGGGGATCGGGGTTCCGTCTCGAATGTATTCTTCGGCTATGGTATGAGCCGTCTTGCCATACAGTGTTGCCTGTGTATCAGGTTCAACAACGTCCCGCGCTATCTTGGTGTGATAGTACTTTTTAGGGCACTGCTGAAATGTTTTCAGGCTACTGAATGACCAAACAATACTCATGACTCATCCCAAATGTCGTTAGGCCAAACTAGCACAGGGGTTTCAATCCCTAAGTAGCCGCCTTCAATGTTGAACTCAATGAACTCCCGCGCTTCCTCAGCATCCATGCCGTCTCGCATAAGGATTTCCCGTATCTTCTCAGCATCGTATACTAATACTGCTACGGTAGTACCTTCACGCCAAGTACTTGCTGGGCCTATGATTGCTTCGTCATATCCGTCGTATTTAATCATGCGTTCTTCTCTTTGAGTTTGGCTTCAGTTTCACGCACAACTTTTATGTAGTTGTTAAGACCCATTCGCACAATCTCTTCATCCGTCAGCCCAACCCAAGGTCTTAAAGTCTTTTGCACCTCAGCCTGAGCCGCCATGCCATCCTCAACTCCTTTGGCATACACCTCGTTGTCGGCATCAATCAGTTGCTTGATAAGGTTCAAGCTCTCTTCACAGACTTTGGTAAGGCTTTCTACAGCAATAGCACGTTTGATAATCATAATGGTGTGTCCTCGTGGTTATCAGGGTTAAATTTAGGTACTCGGTTGCCCGTGTCCTTGGGGTTTGGGAATGGGGGAAAAGGCCAAGTCATTTGTTACTCCTGTTCAGGTGGTAATCTGAATTCCCAAAATCCGTAGGCATCGCCTCTACTCCAGCGCTCCCACGAAAAGTGGACATCCCTTGTTCTCTTGTTGATGTACTTCCACAGTATGCGCATACCATTTTCAGCATGCTCCATAACTCTCTCCGTACCCTGCCTCACAGTTCAAAGGTAACTCCATACCCCAATCCGGGCGGGTGCGCATGCACATCTCAACGTATTCTTTAGCGGCTTCAACTTGTTCAGTCGGCGCAATGCAAGCAATGGCATCATGCACAGTCATTACGACTCGGTACTTCTTCGCAACCAATAGCATCTGCTCACCAATCACAATACGGGCTAACGCTTGGCACACGTTCTCAATTACTTTGCCACCGTAAATACGTGTTGGAATAATTGCTTTGCCCTTCTTAGTGTCGTATACAAGTTCGATCTCGCCATCATCG